GGTCAGATGATAAACATTCATGGAAAAAATTATGCTACCGTTGCTCACAGACTTGCAATCTTTAGAAGAAATTTAGGAGCAAGAGGAAGAATTGAAACACACATCTTAGATATAAATAAAGATGTAGTAGTTGTTAAAGCAATTATATCAATCGACAATCAAATTATTGCAACTGGAATGGCTGAAGAAAAAAGAGCTGCTTCCAGGATCAATCAAACAAGTGCTTTAGAAAACGCTGAGACATCAGCTGTTGGAAGAGCATTAGCAATGTGCGGAATTACAAATGATAACATCGCAAGTGCTGAAGAAGTTTCTACTGCAATAGAGCAGCAAGACAAAAAAATCCAGGAAGCTATTACAACTTTAAAAACTGTATCGCATGCTGGTAACTATCAGGAATGGCTTACTAAAAACAAAACTTTCTTAGCAGATCTTAAAGATAAAAATCCGCTGAGCTACAACAAGTTTGTTGAGAAATTCACTGACGTTAAAAGCCAACTTAAATCTAAAGGAGTATTAATCTAATGGCAGACGAAAAAGCAAAAAGACCACAACTGGGTCTAGCAATACCAGTTACTAATAAGGCTAAAGAAAGTTCTTATGACTTAAAAGGATCTATCATGATCGAAGGCAAGTCGTACAGATTTGGAGCCTACAAATCCACTGCTAAAGAAGGTGGTAAACTTCAAGCTGGTTCAACATACTATTACTTTCACAGAGTAGAAGCTATGGAGCCTCAATCTACTGGATTTGATCCAGCATCGTTGGAGGCATAATGGATCCGAATAAGTTTAAATCAGTTGCTATCAACATTAAAACTTACAAACAGCTACAAGATTTAGCCGAGAGTAAATTTGAGCTGCCTATCAGTATGTCAAAGACCGTAGAGTTTTTCATACAAAAAGGTCATGAGGAATTTAAGCAAAATGCAAATAAACAAATTAGCAAAAGAGCTTAAAGAAATCCGAAATAAAAAAACTGACGAGTACGGCTCGTTTCAGACATCGATGCAAAAGATTGCTGATGTATGGACCGTACTTGTTGGAAAAAAAATAAGACCTCATGAAGTTTGTCTAATGTATGCAGCTGCAAAACTTATCAGATGCAAAAAAGAATACAAATACGACAGCTACGTTGATGGCATTAATTACTTATTGGAGGCAGATGAAATTCACAGAGAAGATGTGTCACCGCTGGTCGATAGTTACTTTCAAAAAACAAATGAAGCCGATGAATAAAACAGAATTTAAATTAGCTATGGAGTTTAATGGTTTCGAGACTTACGGCAGACAAACAAATAAATTTTTTAAAGAATATATAAAATCTTATGAGCATATCAAAAATAACAACTAACGTTTTTCAGTTTCCAGGAAAAGAAAACAGAGAGCTTGCAAAACAAAAAAAAAGATTAGCTGTAATGCTTGTTCAAATAGATGGCAAAATGAATATGCCATGCTGGGATATATTAGATTTGAGCGATTTAGAATTACAAGCTCTAGCAAATTTCGGTGAAACAATGAAGTTCACACCAACAGTTGCAAGCAGACTAGCATCTGTACTCGCAGCATCAATATTAAAAAAACAAAATGAGGAATATGAATTATAGAAAAAGAACTCAAGCACTTGAAGTATCTCAATTTAATGACGGCAAAACAGTAAAGCTAGGTAGCAGCTGGTTCGCTAGAAAAAAAGATAACAAAGTTAAGATCTACAAACAAACTTCACCATGTAAATTCGATCAAGTAACTAAAGCTTGTTTTAATTTAACGATGAGAAGATCAAAAGAATTTCCAACAGAAATGATTAAAGCAAACTTAAGGAGGTTTTGTGAACAAGAAAAGCAATAGAGATCCAGCTCATATCCAAATGGATATAGTTGTAGGACAAAATATAAGATTTATGAGAACAGTAAAAGGAATGACTTTGCAGCGTGTTGCCGATCACTGCAACGTAGCATTCCAGCAGATACAGAAATATGAAAAAGGATCTAATGGATTGAGCGCTTATAGACTTACGCAGCTAGCGCAGCTCTTTGAAGCTCCATTCAATGCTTTCTTTGATCCTAACTATATTCAGAAAATGCACGATGTTTATTCAGATAAATTTTTTAATAAAGGCTTTAATAAACCGAGAGAATTTTTAGATGTCTATACAGCTTTAGAAGATGCAGCTGAAATGATGGACCAAGCTAAGATCCAGGATGAAATGAAGTATGGCAAAAATTGTTAAAGAAACTATGGCGACTGCAAGCTTAGTTGTTACAGAGATTTATCCTGATGAGGAAGCTGCGGCAGTATCTGATGGATCTACCGTTGAAGATACTAAAGTAAATATTTTGGAATATAAAATTGAAAACACTAAATGGAAAAAGCATGACAAATAAAACAGAAGTAGATTACAATCTACCTTACGACAATAGAACACAAAGATTAAAAAGAAGGTATCAAGGATTAGCAAGAGTAACTGCTGCTATAAATGATCTTTATATATATGGAGTATATCCTTCTAATTTTCCTAATCTAACAACAGTCTTAGAACAAGCTAAGGATCACTGCAAAGAAATCATTAAAGAAACAAAAAAAGAAATAGCTTTAATAGAAGATCCAGCAACTAACTACGACATAACTGAAAACGACAAACTGGAGGAAGTACAATAATGGAAGAAGGCTGGATTAATAAAGTAATAAAACAAAATATGCAAACAGAAGAAAGCTTAAAAGATATAAGCAAGCCAATGCTAGCGCATAACCTGGCTATGAAGGAGGATGAATTAAAAGTCATTACTGAAGAGAGAGATACGTTGGCTAAAGATAACACGCAATTAGATAAAGATGTATCTGATTACAAGTTAGAAGTTGAGCAGTTAAAAAAAGAAGTTAGTAGATTATCTGAAGAACGAGATAACTTTAAAACTTTACTCAAAGCAAAAAATAAGAATGAATTGTAGGACTAAGTTAATATTAAGAATGAAATGTTTAATTATGAAGTGTAGAGAAAAAGGTAAGTTTCTTACTGCAATAAAAATACAAAAAAAATTACAAGATTTAAAATGATTTATACCGAATGCCAGCCTCCTCTCTTTCTAAAAAATCCACACAGCATAGTTGGAGTGCCTGGCTCTCATGTTATCGTTGCTATGTTGAAGTGGTAATGTAAAGGCGGAAGATTGGTCCGCCTCTACAGTTTCTAGAAATTACGAAATTAATTTAACAGATCCGATTGCTCTAGCTTTAGCTAAAGTTTTAGATCTTACTATTTTGCCGTTGTGATTACCGTACCTATCTTGAGTAGTTGTAAATCTTGTATGACCAACAACTGACTTTACATAGTTAGCAGTTAAACCAGCTTCAGAGTTCATGGCATCAATCAAAGCAGTAGCTAGTCTATGTCTAAATGTTTTTGTAGGTGAACCTTTAAACGGTGAAGAGATAACAACGCAGTGATCCTTCTTCCATTCAAGCTCAGCTAAACCCATTCGCTCATAGATACGCCACATCATGTTTGATAAAGCTTTATCACTAATTGGATTGCCTCCTCTTGTAGATGGAAACAACCAGGTATGATGAGGTAAGTTAGTTTCTAACCATTTAAGATACCAGGTAAAAAACTTAATACCATTATCGTCAATATCAATTTGTCTAAAGCTACCTCTGTTCTTAGTTCTTCTTAAGTAACCACCTTCTTTAGCAATATAGATACCTTTAATATTAAGTACCCCATTTTCTAAATCAACGTGTGATGGCTTAAGACCTTTAAGTTCAGATCTTCTCAAACCAAATAAAAACAAAACTACAATCATTGCAAAACTTAATGCAGATTTATAATCATTATCTTTATCTTGATTTAATTCGACAAGAATTTTTTGTACTTCTTTCTCATCGATAACCTCAGTTTGTTTTTCAAATCTTTCCTCATAGTCAGATGGAATAATTTCATACAAAGTGTTGATGTCAAACTTCAACATATCTAAGCATGGATTTTTACCTTCTGCTTTCATTACATTAAGAAAAGCTTTGATGTGCTTAACCGTTCTTTGCAGCCTTTTAAATTTATGTCCTTCTTCTGAACACTTAATTAAAAACTGCTTCATTACCTGGTGTTTAAATTCAGATAACAAAACATTCTGCATGTATGGTTTTATTCGATTATTCAAATCAGAAACATGACCTGATAAACCGCTCTTAGTTAATGCAGTATTTGGATTGCTAGCTATTTCTTGTCTTTGCAAAACAAATGCTTCATAAGCATCAACGAAGTGATCTTTACAAGGATTGAGTATTGCCTGGTCTTGAGCTTTAGTAGCTGCATACTCTCTTGCTTGCGTCTTGTTTTTAAACAATCCTTTA